AAACAGTACAATACAAGTACACCAGCACCAAAGAGTATATCGATGCATTCCCTTGCGCTTATCGCCAATGGCGTGCCGATAGTCATTGTAATCTAAATCACGGCTATTCATTTAGTATGAAATTTTACTTTGGCACCAACGACCTAGATGTCCGCAATTGGGCGGCAGACTATGGTGGTCTAAAAGAACTTAAAAAGATCCTAGAAGATCAATTCGATCATACTACATTAGTATCTCAGGATGATCCGGAACTTGAGTTCTACAAAGAAATGGAACGCCGTAAGCTGGCTAAACTTACAATCTTACCTAGAGTAGGATGTGAGAGTTTGGCAGACATGCTTTACAAATATGTCAACGGAGTTTACATCCCGGACATGTGGGGAGAGGGAGAAAGCAAACGCTTGTGGTGCTATCGTGTAGAAGTACGTGAAACACAGGCTAATATGGCTTATCGAGAAGGACACCGTGAATGGAATGAGGATCTCTTTGCGTGATTACAATAAAAAATATAGAAATAGGCAAGAATAAACCACTTGCCTTAATTGCCGGACCATGTCAGATTGAAAGTGCAGCTCATGCTCAAACAATGGCCGGCTCTATTAAAGAAATTGCAGATAAACTCAGTATTCCTTTTATCTACAAAAGTAGTTTTGACAAAGCTAACCGCAGTAGTGTTAGTACAAAGCGCGGAATTGGGATTGACGAAGGTCTAAAAATTCTCAATGCTGTTAAGCATATTTTCGGTGTTCCGGTACTTACAGACATTCACGAAAGTTATCAGGCACAGCTAGTTGCAGATGCAGGTATTGATGTAATTCAAATTCCTGCATTTCTATGCAGACAAACTGACCTGTTACTTGCGGCTGGCCAAACTGGCAAAACAATTAATGTTAAGAAGGGACAATTCCTTGCACCTCACGATATGAAGAATGTTGCTGAAAAGATTGCCAGTACAGGAAACAAAAATATATTATTATGTGAAAGAGGATTTACTCATGGATACAACAATCTTGTAGTTGACATGCGTGGATTACCTATTATGGAAAGTACTGGTTATCCTGTAGTTTTTGATTGTACACACTCTGTTCAACAACCAGGCGGCCTGGGAGTTGTATCCGGTGGTGATCGCAAGATGGTGCCTTACCTTGCCCGAGCAGCGGTTGCAACAGGATCAGTAAGTGCAGTGTTCATCGAAACTCATGAGGATCCAGATTCGGCACCTAGTGATGGACCTAATATGATTCCCCTTAATGAGCTAGAAAATCTGTTAACACAACTTAAAAATATACATGAGCTAGTAAATGGATAAGTGGATCCTTTGTCTTAAACACGGCACAAAATATTCTGCCGAGTATGTTAACAAGTTATACAACATGACTACTAGGCATTCTTCCGTGCCTTTTAAGTTTGCATGTATAACAGAAAATGCCGACGGGCTTGATCCAAACATTACAGTTATTCCTATACCAAAATACAGCGTATCGGGCTGGTGGTACAAACCTTGGGTGTTTAGCAGTGAATTACCTATTAATGGAACTATCCTATTCTTAGATTTAGATATTGTTGTAATTAAAAATATAGATTCACTTTGGGATTTTCAACCAGGCAAATTTTGTATCATTAGAGACTTCAATAGATCAATGATTAAAGATTGGAATAAATTTAACAGCAGTGTTTTTAGATTTGAAAAAGGTAGCCACAACTATGTATGGGATAACCTTGTTAAAGATCTTAGTCAAACTAAACGTATGCATGGAGACCAAGATTGGATCTTTAGTCAAATCAAAACTGGATTTGTATTTTGGCCTACAGAATGGATACAAAGTTATAAATGGGAAGTTCGAGATCGAACTGATCTTATAAAGGTAGGAAATCAGCGTAGATTTAAAGAACGGGCTAGTCCTGTAATAAATGGCAGTACTAATATTCTAGTATTCCACGGCGACCCAAAACCTAGCGAAGTTGAAGATCTAATAGTTGTTCAAAATTGGATCTAAGCCTTGACAAAAAATGGACATGGTGTTATAATATACTATGTCCATTTTTATTGATTGTATATTATGAAGAAGATCGGTTTTGCTTGCAAATGGATTGATCACCCTGAACAGGTCAACGGCATTGATAAAAAAGATGATGCTAAACAATATAATACTGGCTCTACTACCGTTGCGTGGTTAAATAGACAGAGCAAAGAAGTAGCTGAACAACGTCTATGGGACCTAATGGTAGGTAACATTGAAGCTACTCGCAAGCTCGTTGAAAAGGTGGGAGCCCTTGATGAAAATCTTAGAATGGTACGACTCAGTAGCGATATACTACCTGTGTATACTCAGCAGGATTGGAGCTGGTTTTGGCGGCTTCCTGCTACCAGAGAATATTGTGAAAGAGGATTTAGAGCCGTGGGAGATGTGGCTCGCAAGAATAACATTAGGTTGTCTATGCATCCCGGTCAGTTTACTGTGCTTGCAAGTTGCAACCCAGGTATTGTAGAACGATCAATTGAGGAGTTTGAATATCATGCAGATATGGTCAGGTGGATGGGCTACGGTAAATCCTTCCAGGATTTTAAAATCAACGTACACATCTCGGGTAAACTCGGTCCCGAAGGCATTCGAGCTGCCTACAAACAGCTTACCCCCGAAGCAAGAAACTGCATTACCATTGAAAACGAAGAAAACGCCTGGGGTTTAAATGATTGCCTTTCTCTTAGTGATATTGTCCCTACTGTGCTTGATGTACACCATCATTGGATCCGAGAAGGGGAGTACATACAGCCGACTGATGACCGTGTTAAACGTGTTGTGGATAGCTGGCGCGGTCTACGCCCTACTATGCATTATAGTGTTAGTCGTGAAGACTATCTAGTCGACCACGATACTACTACTGCGCCAGACCATGCAGGTCTATTATCAGAAGGCTACAAAAAACAAAAGCTCAGAGCACACTCTGATTTTTACTGGAATACAGCAACAAATGAGTGGGCACTGGGCTTTCTAAACACACATGATATCATGTGCGAAAGTAAAGGTAAAAATCTAGCCAGCCGTACGTTATACGAACAGGCTAAGGCTCTTACTTTGCTTTAGGAGCACGTGGCTTTTTAATAGCCGCTGGAGCACGTGGTTTCTTAGTTGGGGAAGGTACTGGTGCAGTCACTGGCGCTTGCTCAACTATCCCTGACGGTACTACAGCTTCTGGAACAACTACCACTGCGTCAACTGCTGAAGTAGGGGCTGCTTCAACCGGTGCTGTTTCTACTTTGTATGGTGCCTCTGGGGCTGCTTCTGGCTTTTTGCCTGTGAAGAATTCTGCGATTTTCTTGAACATTCTATGTTCCTCCTTGGAGTTTTATTTATAACTAAAATAGCGGGCTAAATACAACTATGAGCTATAATTTTATCAGGTGGAGTATGTTACAAGAATCAAACACTCCAAAAACACTAGAATTATTTAAACTTCCCTATCACAGAGAAGATTTAGATCCTAGCATCAGTTTGGACACAATAAACTATCATTACGGTAAGTTGGCTAAAACATACGTTGATCGTTACAATGCAGGCGAAGGTGATGCTGATTTTAACGAAGCTGGTGCATACTTGCACAACATATTATTTCCGCAATATAAAAAGTATGCAGGGTCAAATGCACCTACAGGTGCAGCTCTAGAGTTTATCAACAAGCACCATAAGACCTTTGATCTCTTTAAAGAGAAGTTTGCCAAAGCAGCTATGGGAATACAAGGCTCAGGTTGGGTCTACCTAGCACGTAACGGTGAGATCAAAACTATCGTTAATCATCAAATACGCAGTGATATTGTACTTTTAGTTGATTGGTGGGAACACTCTTGGGTTTTAGACTACCAAAGTGATAAAAAGAAATACCTAGAAAATCAATGGAAGATTATTAACTGGGACATAGTGAGTGCAAGAATCTAATTTAGCTAAATACTCGTGGGAACACGACAATGGCAAAATACGAAACTAAACAACATCGAAAAATTTACGAACAATATCACGGAACAAAAATTCCAGAAGGTATGGAGATTCATCATATCGACGGACACCATTCTAATAATGATATTAATAATCTTAAACTTGTCACTTGGCAGGAACACTATGATATACACTACTCCCAAGGTGATTGGGCCGCGTGTTTATTAATCTCTGGAAGACATTCAATACCCCCAGAAGAGAGAAGTCGTCTTGCATCGTTGGCCGCTACTAAAGCAAACAAAGAAGGTAAATGCGGTTTCAAATTAGGACATGCATCTAGAGCAGGAAGTATCGGTGGAAAGAAAGGCGGCCAATCTGCTAAAGAAAATAAGACAGGTATCTTTGCTCTTAGCCCAGAAAAAAATAAACAGCGCCATATGAACTCTGTTATTTCTAAACTGATCAAGAACGGTAAGATGTGTGCGTTTCCTAGAGTCGGCTGATATCCGCAGTACTTGATACTGGCATATCCCATATTAGGCGTCGCTCGACGCCTTTCTTTTGGGCGAAACGTTTGGCATCACAGTGTTCACAACAGTGAAAGTAATTGTTGTTCAGCCTCTTGGGACTGACCTTTTCTTTCAGTCTACGAAATCCTTCCCCACAGTTATCACAACGAAACACTGCTACTGTTCGAATGCGGTTATATTGGTGCTCTACTCCTAGCTTGCTGGTCCTAGTGTGTTGAGTAGTTTCTAATTCTGTTGTGATGAACATCATGTATTTACATTAGGGTTACAAAACTAAAAGGTAAATATTGATATGATAACAATTTCCAACTCAGCAAGATTAAAAATTAAAGACCTTCTATACGAAGAAGGTAATCCTAAACTAGCATTACGTACATTTGTTCAAGGGGGAGGATGTAGCGGATTTAGCTATGGTTTTACCTTCGACGAAGTAACAAACGAAGATGACTTTGAAATTCCTCTAGACGAATTTAAAGTGCTTGTAGATGCTATGAGTATGCAGTATCTACAGGGTGCTGAAATAGATTACAAAGACGAACTTATGGGAAGTTCATTTACAATTACGAATCCCAACGCAACTACGACCTGCGGCTGCGGATCTAGTTTTTCAGTAGCAGATGACTACGTTGATCACTTAGAGGTATAAAATGGCAAGACAAAAAATTGACATTGGCGTACAAGGCAATGACGGCACTGGCGATAGTATTCGTGAAGCGTTCCGTAAAGTTAACGAAAACTTTCGAGATTTATACGCAGTTTTTGGTTCTGGGGATTTTATTTCTTCTACAAACTTAGATGACTTCCCTAATACATATACCAGCAATCAAATATTCATCGTTAATGATCTAGGAGATCAAGTATTAGCTAAAGATCTCGTAGCAGGCGATGGTATCATTATAGATCCAAATGGTGAAGACGGTGTTACTATTACTGCGTCTGGCGGCCAGGTAATTTCGGATCCTAGACCAAAGTTAGGTTCTCCATTAGATGCACAGAATTTGCCTATAGGTCGAGCTGCGGATCCTAGTGTTCAAAATGCGTTATTATTCAATACTACACACGGCACTACTATTACAGCAGATGCATTGGTTATTACCAAAGGTTATGCGGATCGCAGATATCTTCAAAGTGGCGGTGGCAGCAGTTCTGCTGGCCAGCTGCGTGTAAGAGATGAGCCTGCAAATCAATCCGAATATACAAGAGCTATATCCGGATATATTGGTGGTAATATGAATCTGCCAAACCATGGATTTGATTCTGGCTCTGATGGTATTGCATTTACC